GGCATACGACCTGGCTCCACATAGGGACCATTTACTGGATCACGCTGCTTGCCTACAAAGGTGGCGTAGAATCCACTAATAGCCGGCAAAAATATGGCGTAATCTTTTTGCTTGGCTGTTAGATTGTCTTGTTCCATCACTTGCTCTGTGCTGGAAGAATGTAGTTATAAACAGCAAGTCCTGAATCCACAGTGATCATTGCTGCACCGTCATCACTGATCCGGACAATCTTGTCGCCAGCAAGATTCATAATGCTGATGAATGTCACAATAGGCCACGACCATGCTCGTTTGAGCTGTCCTGTGATGTTTGGTTGAAACACAAAGTTTCCAGCGTGAGTGCTGTGATCGCCAAAGAAGAACATCAAGTCGGTACCATCGGTTTTTGCTTGAAAGTTGGTTTCTTCGGCGTTGGCCTGTGCTTGCATTTTCAAACGCAGGATACTGGCCACAGTTGGTTCAAACTCAATGTGCCAAGTTGGTGTTTTAAATTTATAGTTCTTGAGCTGGTCGTTCACCATGCCACTGGCCATAAAGCGATAGCTGTTTTTAAAGTCGCCAGCAGCGTTTTCAAATGCAATACCATCTGGTTCGCCTGTGGTCTTGCGTGTGATACTGAGTTTGGCGTTCTCGCGGTATTCCTGAAGATTCAACAAGATTTTTAACTTGTTTAAATTTGGCATGCCAAAGGTACCAACAAAATCTGCCACTGGTCCAGCAAACTTGCCTTCCACTACTACCGAACGGTCTTCTGCCACCGCAGCAATAACTGTTTCTTTGTCGTCGCCTGTGATTTTAACCAAGTCAATTACACCCAAATCGAGTGTGTGTTGAACCAGGTCTAGTAAATGATCTTTCATGTTTTATTTCTCCTATAGTGTATTGTATATGGTTTATTTAGATTTTGCAAGTGGTTTGGGTAATATTTTTGCCAATGTTTGTCCGCCTTTTAGACTAGTGAGTGTTCCAGGTTTACGCAATTCCAGCCAGGTGAGATTCAGCTTGTCGGTCCACATAAACTGCTGTTGATATTTGAGTCGCTTGGCTGCGGCTTTGACACGCCTTCCTGGTGTATAAAAACAGAAGTTTTTTTCAACCAATGCCACACAATGAGCACGATCGCAATCATTGAATGTCATGGCCAGTGTGCCGCCAGGTCTTAGTTTTTTAAATATAATTTCCAAATAGTTTTCTACCACTTCAATCGGTGTGAATTCAAAGAAATTAAATGCCAGACACAGTCCCAGTTGATTGTCTGGTATTGCAGCCAGCACATCAGTTGTGACCGGAGATTCTTCGTATGTTCTTAATCTATTTTGATACTCAGCATTGAATTTACTCCGAGCTGGTGCCAACAATGCATGACTGTAGTCAACAAGATACAATGGATCCAGTGCTACCAAATCATCAATGAAAGTTTCTTTTCCCGGTCTAATGATCAATCCAGCATACTTCCAGTCTACAAAAGATTTTATTCTGTCCAACAGCATCTGTTGAGTTTCTGGACTTATTGCTAGACTACGGTCAATGATTTGTTGGTTGACTTGGGCGTTGGTGCTGTCGGACAAATGACCGTATCTAGTAGACTCTTCGTTGTACTGTGCTGTGCTATCTTTATAGTAGGTCTTTTCAACAGTTTCAATTAAGGAATCCAGTTCTTTTACCAACTCGTCCAGTGTCAATCCAAATTGATTAAAGATGTCAACTAGATTATTTAAATCTTCTTCTATCGACTGCGTGAAAGATCGCGGCTGTATCACACTGTTTTTCACAGTATGCACAACATCGGCCAATTTATGTCGAGCATGATACTGTATATCTGCCACATCATATTCCAGCAGTTGATTGCGGTAGGCAATGAGTTCGCTTAGTTTCATATCTTTACCATTCAAATAAATTTTGGAATGTGTTTTCTGTGTTGGTTGCACTGGGCAAGTCCCACTCCATTACACCCAACAGGTTGTCAATCTTCTGATCCACCACAGTGGCCTCCATCAATCCGTCATCAAACGGCAGTTCCTTGAACCACTCCGGCAAGCGTTGTTCGTCTGTGGGATAGCCAATGCTGGTCCAACCCAGTGCATTGCTCTTGAGTTTGCACACAATTGTTTTCATACCATCCACAATCTGCATTGAATAGTTGTCACTGTTCATGCGTCTCAGATTGTTCCAGTTCATTGCAGCTCTGACATGGCCAGGCATGTTGGCTTTGCCTTGGCGTGTTTCTTCTGCTGCATATTTGGTCAAGTTGTTGACACGCTTGGGCGATCCTTTTTCCCAGCCGGGTCGATCCATGAACTCGTATTTGAATTCACGGATGCGTTCAATGATGCTTTCTTTTTGTGCTCCACTCAACGCAAGATTCAAAATCTCCAACAAGAAGTCTTGAATCACTTTGGGTGTATCACTGCGCTTGAGGTCAAGCCCCATGACTTTTGTCTTGCCCAGCGCACCATTGACGTCCAATCGCTTGCCTTCAAGGTCAATGATGTTTACAGCATAGCGTTTCTTTGTGATGAACAGGCCACGATCTGCCACCAGCTCGCGGCCGGCTTTGATCAACCCGCCCATGTCTCGCGGACAATGGAATGCCTGCTCCATAAAACCCGGGAATGAATCGTTTACTTGATCTGCAATTGAGTCATACAAAGCAATACAAGTTTCCTTGCTCCACTCCATGCGACCTTGCTCTACTTCGGTCTTGATTGCCGGCCAAGCACTGAAGTAACATGAATCAGTGTCGCCGTATATCACAGCATCGCCGGTATGATCATACTTGCCAGTGATACATTCATTGATGTAAGCATCCATGTGTCGGGCAATGGCACGGCCTGTCAGTGTGGTACTCTGACCAATGCGATGGTCAAAGAATCTGCAACCGGGATTCAGCAGGGCTCCGTACAAGCTGTTCAAGTTGATCTTCTTGACCAGTTGCCGCTTGTCCCAGAATGCTTCTTCTTTTTTGTCTTTGGCATCTTTTTTCTTGGCCTGCATTTCTTTGCGTTCACTATACCATCGTTCCAGCAGACCGGGAATGATACCTTTCTTTTCGTAAGTGATAATGGTTCCGTTGGCAGTCAAGATCCATGGACGATTTGAATCAAACACAATGGACCACATCTCAGCCGCTGAATACACATTGGTCTCGCCATCTTGCCAATCCACTGTGAGTTCAGTGCCGCGTTGTTGTTCCATCACCGCAGTGTATTCCAAACTGCCGAACAGGCCCTCCCACGCTGCTGCAAAACTTGCGCCACCGTTCATTTTGTCTTTGATGTAACGATCAGTCATGATGGGTCGCAGTTGACCTATCACAGTTTCTGGACCCATGTTCATGGCACGAATTGCCGATGGATACAGGCTGTTGATGTCAACCGAACCAATCCATTCACTCATGCCCTTCTTGGGATATGCCACATAGGCACCTGCGGCCTGAGTGTTGTCGTCAGTGAGCTGTTGCTTGCGATTGGGCACAACCATGCCACGCTCGTGTGCTTCGTTGATAATGGCCTGGTCAGTCACAGCAACTGCACCCATTGTGGTCTGTAGCAACACAGTGTTGGCATGTGCCAGTGTGTTGGCCAGATCCAAAAACTGTAGTTTCTTGTCCAGCTTGTCCAACAGTGCAGTATCTTGTCTGTTGTAGGCAATGAATGTTCGGAAGTGTTGATTGTACAGTTGATCCAGTGTGCCTTCAAACTGTGTCTTGCGCTCGCCTAACTCGTGTTCGGCAATGGCATCCAGGCTGTAGCTGTGTCGTTCTTCATATGTGTATTTGCGATACAACTGCATATAGTCCATATGCACACGACCGATCAGATCGTATGTTTGTTGTTCAGCACCAAAGCGTTCAAATTGCCTTGGTTTGGGAAACTGCCCCCACAGACAGAACTTGCGTGTGTCGTCTTTGCTGAGTATGCGAGTGATACGATTCACTGTGTAGGGAATGTCGTAGCCCTCTGAATTCCAACCGCTGAGTACATCGGCATCGTCAATCAGGTCCAGAAACATTTTCAGCATGTCTGCTTCGTTGTCAAACAAGAATGTGTTGTCAAATTCAGCAACCAGTTCTTGTGCAGTAGCCATGCTGATACTTTTGGGCGGCACAGCCAATGTGACCAACTGATCCAGCCAGTTCAAATAAACAGAAATGGCAGTGATGGCATTGAACGGATCGTGAGTGGGAGAAAACCCGCGCTCTTTGTCAAAGTCTACTTCAATGTCAAAAAAGGCCGTTTGCAGTTCTGGGGCAACAGCATCTTTGTAGTTTTCTTCAAAGCATCTAAAGATGGGATTGATATCGCTTTCATACAACTGCTTGCCGCCGTGCATGCGAACTTCTTTGCGAAATTCTTTGTTGTTGCGTGTGCTGAATCTTGACACAGGTGTGTCGTAGATGCTGCGGAACTTGCCACGGGCATCATCATAGTAGAAGATGTAGTTGGCTGGATATTCTTTGTAGACTCTCTTGCCGCCTTGGCGTTCTACAACATGGATGCGATCGTGCTCACGATCAAACAGTGCGTCTACATAACTCAATCATTTTCTCCGTTTATGGCCGGTGGGCCGTGATTCATGCTCGTATCGTGAGCGACTCGCTGTTTAAAACAGTACTTATAATGTCTTGCCCACAGTCTCAAGAATTGTTTCCAGCAATTCGTGATCCTGTTTGGCCTTGCCAAATTCAGCTTTGTGTGCCAATTTGATGGCCTTTTTCAACACACCGGGTTTGATCTCAAGTTCTTCTGCAATGGCCTTGATGGTGTCGTTGAGACCGCCGGTGAGTGTTTCAATCTCCTGAGTCACTTGCATGCCCTCATTGATGATTGCTGTCAGTTTGATCTTTTGGTCGCCGTTGAATGTCTTTTGTTGTGTCATAGAATACTCCGATTAAAAAGTTATTATAACATGGATTTTGTTGATGTCAACTCATTTTGGTAATAAGCTCACTTCCAGTAAGCCGAGTAGCGAATTCGGTTCACTGCGCCAGCAGCCGGCGCACACTTATATAACGCAAAGGTCCTAAGGTAGTGTGTTCTGTTATTTTCCTGCCACTGCTAGTGCAGCGCCTTTGTTGAAACTGGGACTCCATGGACTATTGCCCAGCTTTAGTCCTTTGCGTTTGCTCCAGTCATATCCGGCTCTGTGTCCCGAACAGTCTCGGGTGCATTCTGATCCAAGAAAAGTCAATTCGCGCAGTTGATCTCGTGTCCACCGGTCAGGTATCACGCCATGCTTGGCCACAAACGCATCGTGCAATTGTTTGCCGGTGATGCCGTGGTCTCTGGCAATGGTCTGCATCATGTGGTCAATTGCGCTGTAACCCTTAGGATCGTCGAGATCTTTTTCAAGATCCTCCACTGCACCTTCTTTCACAATTGCAAATTCACTAGCTCTCATGGAATCAGTTAACAAGTTTGTTGTATGGGCTAACAGACGCAATGCCCGCTAATCTTTTCATGCCAGCAAGAGAATCTTCCGCCACAGGTGCTGCTGCAATATCATTACCTTGATCATCTAATCCTGCCTGTGCCATCATTGCAGCTAATTTAGGATTTTTAGCCTTCATTGCAGCTATTGCTGCGGCTTCTGGATTTCCACCTGCGGCCATGGCAGTGTTTGCTGCTTGCACAATATCTACTTTCTTACCTGCTGGATTAGTTGCTGGTGAAGTTGTTCGCGGCTGAAACATGCCAGTCGTTGTTGGTGCTGCTGGCGCAGCTACAGGTGCAGCTGGTGCTGCTTTAGCTTTATTTGCTGCTGCTGCTGCTTGGGCAGCTTGTATATCAGCTTTTTCTTTCGCTGCTAATTCTGCGCCGTAAGCAGTTAACTCACCAGTCTTGCCGCTATATCTAGCAGTTGGTGAATCAGGTGTTGGTTCTTTTGCAGCCACAGATGCTGCTGGCGCAGCTACAGGTGCAGCTACAGGTACTGCTGCTGCTGGCGCAGGTGCTGCTGCTTTAGCTTTATTTGCTGCTGCGTAAGCAGCTTCTTTAGATTTATTTGGTGTTAGCAATCCAGGTTTTTTGGGAGCTGCCGCCGCTGCTGTTGTTGTTGGCAATGTAGCTGCTGGCTTATTTCCTGTCCAGATCTGGTTGGAGCGAGGAGCAGCCTCATGTATGGCCCTGATCGGGAGTCCAGCAGACTTCAACATGGATTCTAACTCGTCGCCTGCTGACTCTGACACACCTTCTTTTATCTCAGCGCCTCGTTGTCGTTGAAGCTGCGCCGCAGCCCGATTGATTGAAGCCCACCGACCACCCATATGATGGGTCTGCCCGTGATTTGGTCCAGGAACTCCTAATTTTTTAGCAACTTGTTCAGGAGTCATACCTTTGGCCAGTAATGCCAAGGCCTCAGCATCTTCTTTTCGTGACGCATCGGTTGATCGTGCTTGAGCAGAACCAGCAGCGCCAACGCCAACAGCACCAGCGGCTGCTGCACCTAAGCCTTGTAAGAATCCTCTGCGGCTTAGATCTTCCTCTATGCCATGTTTTTTCATCAATCGACCAATTTGACTGTCTGGATTTGGTCGATTGCCAGATTTTAAAAACGCACGGATCATGCCTAACTCTTGTTGCTTGCGTTCATCAGACCGATCAACTGCAGGTCCAGTACCGGTGTTGTCACTGCTGTCTGACTGGGGTTCATAGTACCAGCCCCGACCCGGGTCGTCGCCGCCAGTTTGAGTTGGCTTATTAAATTTGAAATAGGCGATCTGTTTATCACCCCAGTAGCCTTTGAACACGCCAGTGGCATCATCAAAGTCTTCACGATCAAAATGATCTGCTTCAAATTGACCAAAGTAATCCGCACTGCGACGATATGACTCTGGCGTGGGATACTTGTAAGGATCATCGCCGATGTCGTCGTCGCCACCACCTGAACCGGGAGCAAATTCATTCAGGCCTTGTGCAGCATACTTGGCGTACACATTGCTATTTTCGCCGTAGCCATGTCGTCGAGCCAGTTGTTGCAATTGCTCTCGTGTCTTGCCTTGGAAGTATTCTTTCTTTTCGGCGTCGGACATTTGACGAATTTTTTCTTTGATTCGAATCACTGCCGCTGGCATGGCACCTTCCGCCACAGCTGGTTGTTTTGCTGGTTGTTTGACTGTGGTATTCACACTGGAATATCCAGTAGGGCCACTGAAATTAGGAGTCTTGGCAGGTGCAGGTTTAGCAGCACCTGCAGCTCGCGCAGCTTGACGACGAGCAACTTCTCTACGACCAACATAGCCAGCACCTTGTGGATCCTCACCTGGAAATTTGCCAGCTGCTGCTGCGGGTGCTGTTGGCTTGGTTGTAGTGGCGGTAGCTGTTGTTGGTGTAGCAGTTGTCGGTGCTGTTGGTGTAGCAGTTGTCGGTGCTGTTGGCGTAGCTACTGTTGGTGCTGTTGGTGTAGCTGTTACTGTAGCAGCAGCAACTGGTAGACCCATTTTACTGTAAACTGAAGTTACCACTTCTTGTGGCACGCCTTGTGTGACCAACCAAGCAGCCAATTGATCTGAATCACTGGGTTTTCCCTTTTGATGCCAGTTCATCTTGAGTTTTTCTTTGGTCACGTTGGTAGTAAATTGACGACCAAATGTGCTCAGTGCACCACCTACTTTGCTGAGCCCACGGCTCAGCAGGCCGGGTTTTTTGGCTGCAGGTGCAACTGGAGCACCCGCCATGTCGGGACGATACAATGCCGGGCGTGTGCTTCCAGGCACACCCTTGAGTTCCATGATGGCTTTACGGTATCGGTCAACGTTTTCAAACACTGTGTAGGCGCCAGCAGTGGTTAAGTTCACAGTTTTGCTCTTGCGTCCTATGCTTTCGTTCAATTTCCAATTCAAGATGGTTGTTTTTTTGTCAATCAACTGACTGACCGGCAATCTTATTAACTTGACAGATTCTGTGAATCCTTTTGGTCTTATTGAACCGCTGCCGCCGCTGCCGGGTGTGTAGTTTGATGGATACATGGGCGCTAGGCCTGGTTTGGTAGCTTTCATAGATCCGTCTGGCTGTAGTTCAGCACTTGGAAAACGTTTGGTAAAGTCTGCCTTCCAGGCATCATATGCGGCTGTTTGTCTGGCCAGTTCGTCAGCGGGCAAACCAGCGTTTGGTGGAATAAAACTACCCTTGTCGTTGACAGGAATGCCGTATTCTAATTTTTGTCCCAGTGAGTCAGTGCTGGTTGGTCCTGATTGACTGTAATCAATAGGAGCAGAATATTTTCCTGGATCAGCAGCAGCTTGACTCACATCAGCAGCGTCAACCCCTCCTAGGCGTTCCAGGCTTCCAGTTTGTGTGATAGAACTGTCAGGCACATTGCCTTTGGCAATGTCGGCCATGGTGTTGGCATTGGTACCCACGCCGCCGGCATAAACGTCGGCTCCTGATGCAGGCGGCAAGGTGATTTCTTGTCCAGGAAATATCACATCAGGATTGAGATTCTGGCCACCTACTGCGCCAGCGTCTGCTGCCAATTGTGGATTTAGCCCAACTAGTTCTTGTACCGATACACCGTTTGCTTGAGCAATCTGACTCAGTGTGTCGCCGGCTTGCACAGTGTATGTAGGCAAGTCAGGACCAGGTACAAATGTAGACGCCGCGGCAGCTGGATCGGTACCAGCGGCCGCCGCACCAGCTGCTGGGTCTGCCCCAAACATACCAGCAATAGATTGACCTGCCCAGGCCAATGCTGCTGCACCTGCACCTTTGCCAAACACACTGCTTAGTTTTTCGCCTTTGATTGCTGCGTCCAGGGCATAGGTTAGGCCAGCAATGACTGGAAGACTTGCACCACCTGTGGCCAGGCCTGTAATGGCCACCAATGCTGCTTTGGCAAATCCAGCAGACTTGGGATATTTCTTTACCAGCATGCGATACTTTTTGATCGCCTGCATTACTGCACCTTTTTGTCCGCCGGCCAGGCCAGCCAGGGCATCAGTGGCCTGATCATAAGCAGTGTCAACTGCTGACACAGGCACAGAATTCTGTACACCGCTCAACACCGTGTTGACCGAATCTCTGATACTGGCTGCAAGATCTGTGGCCTTGTCTTTGCCGCGTCCCAGCATGGTACGATTAGTGCCAGTTGCTGTGTTGGTCATTCCTGCTTCTGCGTCGGCAAACACCTGTAGAATTTCTTTTTCGCTCATGCGGCGTTCGGCAAGATAGCGTCCCACTTGCTTGAAACTGCGATAAACAGGATCTTGCAACAGCAAGGATTCGTCAATTCGTATGCGTTTGTTTGGCTCAGTAATTATTGTTTTAGAATTATTATGACCTCCCGCCATGCCCGACTCGTCCAGGCCACGGTCCTGGCGCCATTTGCGAACACTCTTGCCACGATCGCGACCGCTGCCTAGTTTGGGTCTATTATCGCCTAACTTTTCCGCCACACCTTGCTCTCTTAGCGGAGGAAATCTAGCCAGACTACGAATGAGTTGACTGGTCCAGCCCGAAACATCGCTTGACCCAATTTCGTCAACATCGCCTACGAAGTCTGCAATTTCGTCAATGGCCATTCCAACCACATCGGGGCCGTATTTGGCCAACACTTCGGGATGTTGTGTTATGATTCTGCGAGTGATAGCATTGGTCACTGAACTGTACTCACGGTTTTCTGTCACACCTTTGGTATCGTTGGCAAACTGTTTCTTGGTTGCTTTGACAATGCCCTTGAATCTCTTGTTGCCACGAGCATAATCACCGGCCGCATCAGCAGCAGTGGCATCGGCACCAGCAGCTTTTTTGTAACTGGCCAAGGTGTCTGGACTCAACTCGTTTAATTTATACAGCTCATTTAAAATCATTATGCTTCCTCTATATAATCTGCTGACTCGTCTGTTGCTTTGTCACGCCCCAGATACATTTCCAATGCCATGTGTGCTTGGTCTAAATTTTTAAAACGGCTCTTCATTGAACGGCCGTTGTGTCGTATTTCAAATCCACGACGCTCGTCGCCGTGTATTTCGCACACACGACCGTCTTCCAAGGCCAGTGTCTTGACCGGTGCTGATTCTGTGTAGATGGGTTCTTGAACCGGGGCAGTGGGCATCTGAACAACAGGATCTTCTTCTGTTGGATTTTCTGCAACAGCAACAATCTGTTTGGCTATGATGCTGGAGTCTTTGGTATTTTTTTCTTTGATGTCACTGTCATTCTTGACTTTTTCTTTCAAGTCCGTGTCGTGTTTTTCCTCAGCAACACTGTCAAGATACTCGGCAAAAGATTTTTTAACTTTGTCTAACCGGTCTTCGATGGTGACCTCTTCTTCCAACACATCTTCTGGATTGTCTACACCTTCACCTGAGCCGACCATGTAGCTGCTGCCTGGAACTTTTTTATTGGGGTTGCCGCCCAACACAGGACCCTGGCTGGGCATTTTGTACAGGGCCGGCATCTGCGGCACCGACTTTTGTTGAGCATTCAGCCCAGTTTTGACACTGGCAGGAGTAATGCTGCCTTCAATCAAGGCCAGGCGTTGCATTATAGTGTAGATTTCGTCCATGTTACTCCCTAGCGTCCTTTAAGAAACTGCGCAATTGCCAGGCATATTTGTTCTGCTGACTCAATCGTTCAGCCATGAAGTTGGCAATGTCCTGTTTGTTTTCAGCTTCTGCCTCAGCAAAGCAACTGTTTAACAGAGCAATCATTGGTTCACTGTCGGCCAGCAGTTCTTGTATCATCAGTTTGGCCCGTGGCACTTTTGTTTGATCTTGTATGATTGATAATTCAGCATAACGAGCAAGACTGCCCGGGACGTATTCATCTAGACTGCGAATGTATTCGGCTATGGGATCCACGGCGCTGTAGGCATCTTCGTAGATTTTTTGAAAGAATTTGTGTAGTTGTGCAAAGTCTGATCCTTCCACATTCCAGTGAAAGTATTGAGCTTTTAAATAGTAAGCAAATTGGCTTGCAAGCAAGGTTTTTAGTTGTTCAGTTAGCACGGCGTTTCTTTCCTTTTTTCATATAGCTCGGAGTATTGGGTGTTGGATCCGTTGTGTATTTACCAGAAAAGAAACTGCCACCAGTTCTTGTGATCGTTCCACCTAGCGGCATGGCCACAGGGGCAATGGAGCCAGCACTGGTGCTGCCTCCGGAGGCGTCTTCTTTGACGAATTCAGCTGCTCTCATCGGCTGATCCTTAATATATTGTTTTTAATTTTGCCTGTGCCATAATCCACACGCATGTTGTCAGCATGGATGACTGCTGTGTCTGTGTTGTCCAGTTGATATGTGATGGTGTATTCACCGGGCTCAGCTTCAATTTGCAACGCTTCTTCCAGATATTGATCACGCCAGATCCAGGTGCGTTCAGCAAACAATTCGTCGTCCACATACACACGGTACACCGGCGGCGTACCTGTCCAGTCACAACTGACATCACACAATACACGAACAAACTGTTTCATGCTGTATTTAGTAGCAGTTTACTGAACTTGTTTGATTGACCCGATGTGCCAATCTTGAATATTATATTGGGATTTAAAGATATTACGGGCTGTTGCTGCGTTGGGAGCCCAGGTTGTTACATCAACCAAAGAAACATAGCGTGGGTTTTCAATACGGATCTTTGCAGTCCATAGTTTTGCTCCGCTGATGATTTCTTTGGCTTTCATACTGTTACTTATGAGAATCTGCTGCGGCTGTGGGTGTTACAGTGCGCCCCAGGTACCGTCTTCTTTCTGTTGCGGTTTGCCAAGTCCGGTGTCCAGACCCATGCCTTTGGCTCGCATGCCTCTGACAACTATGTTGCCATTGGGCAGGGTGATCTGTCGCTGTCCAAACGGCATGTGATATGCCTGCGGCCCGCGCTGACTCACAATGGTCTTGGTGTCAGGATTGATTTCATACCAGTCGTCGTCGTTAAAATTGGTGGTGTGTGCTGCTTCCATCACATCATACATGGTTTGTACCATACCCGGTGTAAATTTGCGTAGATTGATTCTGCGGGCCTCCAGCCATTTCTGCACATCAGGACGCTGAAAATCAAAAGTCTTGATTTCAGCGCCGCGATACTGTTGTTGTAGATTGGCCAACTGCTGTTCATCTTTTACTCGTGCATATACTTTTGTGCCCTCTGGCAATTTGGCGTAGAACAACATTTCTGGCTCGGTGTTTTCTGTCACACCTTCGTTTTTGGCTCGGCCTGATTTCATGTTGGCCAGCCAGTGTGCCAGTTGTCCCTTGCGTCCACCTTGCTTGGCAGTTTTGCGTAGACTGCTTACACTGGCCTTGGTGTTGATACCGTGACGCTTGGCATCGCCCTTGTCTTGGGGATTTCGCCCATCAGCAAAGTTTTCCGCCACATCGTGTGGCCCCTTGCTGAGCTGTTTATATTGGTCAAGAATACCCTGAATATCAGTTGGTTTGCCGCCCAAGGTGATTTGAATCAAGCTACCGGGTGCTGTCTTTTTGATCTTTTTAATATCTTGTTCAATTGAGTATTTAAGAAAGCCAGGCTCAAGGTTAAACTCTCTAGCATCAAACACTACGCGAGTGTTGTCAATGGGCAAATTGCCTTTGGGATCAATTGCTTGTATTATCACTTGGTTGGCCGGCTTTGACCGCCGCCAGGCTTCTCGTCGAGCCTCATGCGCAGCGATTCCTGCCTGACCCTCTGGAGAAGCATTATAACGGTCAACGTCATTTTTGTATGCAACATGGATATCAGCATCAACATTGAATCCTTGGCCGTCAAGGTATTCATCCATGTCCTCTTGCACCATGGTGTCAACCATGCGGTATGCTTCTCTACCAGCTTCCATTCCACGATTGATAAAAGCATCTGCTACGCTGTTTATTTCTTCGGCATCACTTTGGTTTTGACTTGTTGTGTCCATGCCGCTGACGTCAACTAAATCAAACTCACCTTCAGCATACAATTTTGCCATTTCTTTTAGAGCTATACCATATGCATATGGTCCAGCACCTTCAGCTCCACCTGGTGCGAATTCGTTTAATAAGCCTTCCGCCACACCTTCTGACTTGTTGCCATAGTTGGCAGCACCTTTTTTGCGACACTGAACTAATCGACCGGATGCATAGGCACTGGGCCATACTTTGGCCGATGCCTTGACCTTGTAGTAGCAGGCATCTTTTTTGCCCTCGCCTAGTTCTGAATATTCCACCACAGGTCCACCACAGTGCGGACATTTTTGTTGTGATTCTGTAATGATATCATTTATGTTCATTTTTTCTTTCCTTTTGTACTGACATTTATTGCTGGGCCTGAACGATTGGCGTCGGGATCTTGTCTGCGTTTTCTGGCTGCTGCACTTGCACGACCTTTCTTGCCCAGTGCATGTGCTTTGGACTGTGGCAAACACTTGGGCTTGCCTTCAGATTCTGACCCTCTAGCACAGTCGCCGCGTATCTTACCATCGGGACCAAAGCGTACCCATTTATCTTTGAACCAGTCGCGAAGATTTTCATTGACGTCCACGCCGGAACCGAATGCAAATTCATACAGTCTCATGTCAGCAGTTCCATCTACGGCGTGCTTTGCATATGGCCTTGTCCGGAGTTTTAGCACAGCTGATGCTGTGCATTTTCATTTGACCACGGCTGCGGCTGCAATAGCTCTTACGACGTTTCGACGCCTTCGAACCTTTCTTTAATTTGCTGGGCTTGGTAGTTACAGCAGTCTTTAGTTTGGACCCGGGATTTTCTCTGCGATAAGCGTTGACAGCTTTCTGACTCATGCCGGCAGTACGATCCTTTTTGTTGGCCTTTTGCCAATCTTCCATGATTGGCGTAGTCACTGCAAACACATACAACTCATCATCTGTCAGTGAGTCGAGGTCTTCCCATATTGTCTCTGCATCTACCCCATTGCGATCTGCAAGACTGTCAATGATAGACTCTATTAGATCAAACTCTTCGTTTAGTTCCACGCGATCTGTTGCACTTACTCCTGTGCTGAGTTCCAGTATTCTTGCCAATTCATCTTGATTTTCTGTCATTGCGGTCTCCTTTTCTTCGTTTTTAGGCACACAGTTGGGAACCATTTTGTTGCTTTTTTTCTTCATACCAACTTGTTTGTGTGTGTCCCAGCATGCTTCATCCAAGTTGTCCTGTGAATGATCGCCGTGTGTTTCACACAGGCCACACATTTCACACACCATTTCCATTTCTGCGCTTTCGTTTTGCTTCTTCTTTCCAGCGCAATGGGCCCGCTGACTAAAGCCCTTGGGATGACTGCAATTGATACTTTTTTTGTATTTTTGGCTCCAGCCTTCTGTGGTAAATTCTTTTGTTTTCATGTTCTTGCCAGCACAAATGGTTGATCGCTGCCAATGAACTCAAGATAGTTGTTCAAGGCCGCTGGGTATTTATCGGTGGGCACTAGTTCATATCCCTGTGCATGGCGCCGAATCATTGCGGTGTATGCACTGGATCTGCCGCCACCAGACTTGGCACTGAACGCTAGATACGGTGGTTTATATTTTTTTGCATAGGTGTTGATAGCGTTGATCACAGTGGCCATTACTCGTCCTGCATCACCACGCCCAGTCATTTCATGTGTTCCGCCGCGAGTAAATGCTACATCAGTTACTTCACCATTGCCTGCAGGAGTAAACGATATGCCAATTTCTCTGCCGTCAGCATCTGTGGCCGACGCATGAATTTCACCTTGAGCTGCAAACTGCTGATCCCACTTTAGTGGAAATGCTGTGTCAAGATCAACTACTTCGTTTAAAAGTTCACTGGCTCTCATAGTCCAATCTTTCCTGGGTACATGGGTCCAGATTCAACTCGTTCGCCGCCATCAAAGTAACTGATTTGCACAGGCAGTTCTTTCCAACCCAGGGCAGCAGCAGCCATGATACGATGATTACCTTCGTTGACCCAAGCACTGCCATCGTAGGCCACATTGATAAAAGGCTTGTATTCTTCATTAGTAAAACTATGCAGTGGCAATTTGCCAGTGTCTTTCATTATTTTCATAATGGCTGCTAGATCCGCTTGTCGTACATTTTGCTGTTCGTTTCGCATGCCCGGTAGTCGCTTGAGTATATCCATGGATACCATTGGTTCAGGTCTAACAGTAGCAGTGGTC